TCATCGGAGTCACGGCCACTGCGATGCTTGAACTTCACTCTTGGCGAATGAGCAGAATTCGCGATTTAGAAAAGCGAGTGAACGACTGAACGTCCGACGCACGCCTCTCCCGCATTAGTGCTCTGCGGCGTTGACGACGGTGCACGTCACTGCCTGCATCTCCGGTATTGTTCGCCAATACTCCCCAAGAGAAATCGTGCACGTTACCGTGGTGTTCAGGAGGACATATGAACACCAGCCAGACACTGCCCATCATCGACCGAGCCACGTTCGACACGTACCGCTACGCCGCGCGTGAAGTCATCGCGTCCCTGAAGCACACCTATCCCGAGTTGAGCCCGGACAGCTTGAGCGCAATGCTGTACATCGCCGCGCTGGAGCTTCAGGCCACTGAAGGGTACGCGGCTACGACAGGTCCCGAGTTTCAGGACACGGTGTGCGAGCAGATTGTGGGGTTGTCGGAGCCGTATCAGGCCGATGCGGCGTTGCTGGCCGGGTTGCCGGCGTCAGCGATGATGCACTGAACACGAGGAGCCTGCCCTTCAGCGCGATTCTCGCGCGAGCCCGTAGACTGCGATGGCTACGCCAGCTAAGAAAATGAGCACTCCGGCCCAAATCTCGATTTCGATTTGACCTTGATATGCACGAGCCGCCGTTCGGCTCTGACCGTGAAGGAATAGGAGGGCGCCAATGCCCGCGACCGATAATCCGAGCTTGTCTATCGTGAGTTCCATAGAAAACGGCTCATTCTGAACCGGCGCCAGCGGAGTTGCGGGTGCCGGGGGCGTTGTGGCGACGGTGGCGTCGATAACGCCGGTCACGACCCAATAGGACAAGTGCGCGACGCCGAACACGACGAGACTACCAACCAGTGCGTAAACGAACTTGGCCGGCATGTCCGTGCGGAAGCTGTAAAACAAGGCGCTGACAGCAAGGCAACTCATTCCGAGCCAGAGGTGGGTTGCCCGGGTAAACGTCGAGTCCTCCTTACCAGCGGAGCGGGTCGCGCGCGGGTCCATCGTGCGGTGAGGAGACATCCACTGGAGAATCGACATGGCTGCTTGGAGCTTTACGGCCGGTGCAATCGCGCAAAATGCGCTCACCGTCGTGCTCGGGCAATAAGGCGAGGAACTGGTCGAGCCGGAGCACCACGTAGGTGTGGCTTCGGTTTCGACCGAACACCACGAGGGGGGTCAGCCCGTCACCACAGTTCGCCTCGGCCTGCGCTATCGACTTCCAGACTTCAAATCGTTCGGTGTTCTTGCACTCCACTGCGAACGGAAAGAGGCGTCGGGCATGGGGTGACAGCTTCAGGTCGCATCCCGGTTGTGACGTGGCCGGAACAATCAGGTCGTCAGGTTCGAGTTGAGGGAACGTGTTGAGGATGGCGTCGCGCAGCGCCGCGACGAGGCGCCGGCCCTTGGCCTTCGCGGATTGTGGGGTCATGCAGTGATTTAGGTGTTCCGATTGGGTCACTGCGGTGGGCGGCGCACCCACGTGGATGTTAACCGCGTCAAATGGGGCGGAAGGTTGGTGCCCATGCGTGTCTTGCTGACAATTCTGCTAATTGCCCAATTCTGGTCCTATGTGACTGTCCACGGCCAGACAAGTTCGATGCGATTTGAAGCGGCTTCGGTTCGGCGGGCTCAGGCGAACGGTGCGGGGATGAGCATGCGATGGGAAGGAGGGCGGTTCGTCATGACCAACGGCTTCGTCCACTCCCTCATCGCGGCGGCTTACCCAAGCGACACGGGCGAGCTACTAGGAGCGCCAGATTGGATGTCGAAGGAGACTTTTGACGTGGTCGCAACGACGAATGTAATTCCCACGCTGGAGCAGAGGCAGGCGATGCTGCGTGCCCTTCTCTCTGAACGTTTCAAGCTGACGGTTCACTCTGAGTTTGCAGAGCGCGACGTTTATGTGATGGTGCTCGCCAGCACCGATGGCCGCCTCGGTCCTCAACTCCGGCGCTCACCCTTGGATTGCGCCGCTTTCAACGCCGCTCGCGAGCAGCGACGGTCGGTTGAGCAGCTCCCGGCGCCATCAAACGGAGCGCCACCCTGCGGAATACGGGTGACCGACGCCGCGATGATGGCGGGTGGGGTGCCGATGTCGAGCCTCGCAGGCACCATCTCTGGCGCTGCCGGACGCAAGGTTATCGACCGCACAGGACTGGACGGTTACTACGAGATAACGCTGCGATTCGTCGAGGCGTCGTTGAGTACTCAATCTGATACGGACAACGTCTCAATTTTCAGCGCGGTACGAGAACAACTCGGGCTGCGATTGGAACCCCGGCGTGAACGTATGAGCGTAGTGGTACTGGATAGAGTCGAGCGACCTACGCCTGACTAACGCGCACCTGCCAGCGGCAGGGCTGCAACTCGTGGGAGCAACGTCCGCTTGGTGTCCAATGGGTCGAGTGGCTGTAACACTAAGCCACCTTTTTCAACTTCTCGAACGTGCGCAGACCGCCCAATCCGAGCATGCCGCCCAAGAGTGTGAACAGGTCGCCCATGTCGAGCGGTGGAGGCGCCGGGATGTTCCAGACACCGGATGCCCATGACAGCAGTGGCTGCAAGATAAACGTGTACGCCAGTCCGACGACGCAGACCCACCCAACCGCTGGACGCCATCCGGAGCGGAACGCGTTCGGGTCGGTCGCCTCGGCCTTGTTGATGTCCGCCTGCGCCAACGCAATCTGAAGGTCGGCGTCTAACACCTTCAGTTCACCAGCCTGTTCAAGCTCCTTCAGCTTGAATAAGGCTTCGGCCTTGGCCTGCGGGTCCGGAATCACCTTGTCGATGATTTTCGAGCCGATGTTGAGAAAGTCGAGAAGTGCCATGTCGTGTCTCAGAAATCAAACCGGAGCGCGCCGGTTGTAAACAGGTGGTATTCGGCCTTGCGTCGGCGCGTCAGGCCCTTCGACACTGTCAACACGCCGTTGACGCGTGCCTTGTTCCAATCGGTGAAGTGCTGCTCTAGCACCGGCAACCCGGCGCGCAATCGCTTGCGCAGCGTCGAGGATTCAAACGCGCCCGCGCCGCAGTTGTAGATGAAGCTGACCACGGCATCGTGTTGGTGCGGTTCCAGCTTGATGTTCGGCAGCAGACGCACCAATGCTGACTCGCTGGCGGCGATGTCTGCGGCCTTCCACTGCATCGCCTGTGACCGCGTGCAGGTCATGCCTTCGCGGACCGGTTGGCCATCGACGCGCGTAGTTCCCCACCCGATGGTCCACACTCCGGCCTGACACTTGTATGCGGTGTCGCGGAAATTTTCGAAATGGGTCAGCAGCGTGATGCCTGTGTTGCTCATAGCGTTGTGACGAAGTAACGGAGCAGGTCACCAATCACGAGCAGGCCGACGCTGCCACCAATCGCGGCGTACACCCTCAGCTTGGTTCGGGTTTCGGTCTGCGCCGATTCCAGCTTGCGGATGCGGCCGTTCTGAGCAGCCAAATGCTGCTCGGTCTTTTCTTGCGATGCCGCGATGGATTCGAGCAGTGTGTTGGTGCGTGCCACGTGCGCGGCGATTTCGAGCCTCGTCATCGGCCTGCCTCGCCCTGAATGGCCTGCTGTCGCGCCAGCAGTTCCGCCAGCAGCGCAGAGTCAACAGGGCCAATCGAGATTGCCGGCCCGGACATCGCCGGAGCATTCACCAAAGCTCGCAGCCCGCGGCTCGTGTCGTTCAAGACACGACCGCGCAGGAGACGACCCGGTGTGGATGTGCCGAACCGGTACGCGCCTCCGGCGAGTGTCGCGCCGACCCCGCCGCCAAGCGCGGTGCCACCAAGCAACGTGCCGATGCCGCCGCCGGTACCGCTGACAAGCAAGTCCCGCAGACGGAGCCCCTGATGTGATTGCCTGTTGACCGTGGCCTGCGCCGCATCGGCCACATTGCGATGATGCGAGTACTGGCGATTCAGGTCATCGAGTTCGGTCACGGCGTTGGCCATCGTTCGACGCGTCGCATCGGCGCCGACGCGGAACGCCCCGGCTCGCACGTTGTCGGTCGCGGCAGGTCCTTTGGCGTAGGCGATTTCGTCCCACGCCTGCTTGACCTTACGAAGATTCTCAACCGTGGTGGTCGGACCCAGACTCCTGATGGTCTCCTCCAAGCTTTCCAGCATTGGCAGCGCCGAACCCGCGATAGGCACGGTACTGCCTGACGGGGTCGTGGCCAGCGCGCGCTGCTTCGCCACCTGAATCTCGTCCAGAATCGGCTTGGTATCGACGCTGACCGGCCCGTGCGTCTGGTACGCCGCATCGAGCCGCTGGCCAAGTGTTGAGACCTGTTCGTCGGCGGACGTTGCGAGACGACCAATGGTCTGGGGCCTGACGCCTTGGTCGAGCATGGCCGGCGTGGCCTTCTCGGCCATCGCCTTGGTCTTGCCGCTAGTGGCCTCGAAGGCTTTGACCACCGCGCGTTCCGCGCCCCGACGCGCCACAGGGGCCGCTGCTGCCGCAACGTTGCGAACCCCGGCACGTGCGAGGTTGCGGGTCGCCCCAATGCCGGACACGAGCGCCGCGCCGTCTGAGGCCATCCCGAACGGGTCGTCACGAATGTTCCGGGCACGGTCCTCGTCGTCAGCCCACCGGTCACGGTAGGTCTGGACCACAGCGCCGGGCAGATTCCGGAGCGTCTGACCAAGCTCCACATCGGCAAGTGTCTTGTCGTCACTAATCGCAGCCTGTACGACTTGGACCGGAGCGGATGCCGCCTGCTTGCCGAGCGCCAGCACGCCGAGCACGGTGTCACGTCCGGCGCGTCCCGCACTCGGCAGAATGTTGCCCAAGAACTTCTTGGTGTAGCCCCACGGGTCCTCTTCAGACTGCGTGCGAGCGGTGTAGGCTCGCATCTGCGGACCGCTGGTCGTCGCTGTCGGCGCCGGGCCAGACAGCTTTTCGACTTCGGTCAGGATTTGTTCCTGCGTCATCGTGTCGGGAAAGTTCACGACACGTCCGTCAGGTAGATTGACTTTCGTAGGCATCGACTACTTCCGAGGAACGAGGCCCTTGCCGGGCACGAAATCGAACTCTTGCGCCGATGGTGCTGGCTTCGGCGCCGACGTGACGCGCGACGGTGTAGACACGCGAGTCGTTGACGCAGGCGCCTGACGCGGCTCCGGGCCCTGTGAGATGGTGTCGAACTCGGTCAGGTAGCTCGCACCTGACGGGTCATCGTCGGGTAGATTCAATGCGCGATTCACCTTCTTCGCATACTCGTTGCGGAAGTTGATATACGACTTGCGACCCGACGCCACCTTGCCGCGAATCGTGGCCAGAATGTGCTGTCTCGCGTCCGGGGTCAAAAACGCGTCGTTGTTGATGATGCGATTGACATCGACCTTCAGGCGCTGCGTCCACGTCTGCGAATACTTCTGCACCGTCGCGTACTCACCTTCACGCACCACGCTGTCTGGGTCCATTGCTTTGGCGAAGGCGTAAATCAACGCTTGGTCGTCGGCGGGATTATTCGTCTGTGGGTCCAGACTGTTGATGAATTCCTCGGCCTCGTTCTGCGTCGCAAATCGTTTGACGATGGCGTTGGACTCGAACTGGCGCTGGTAGTTGTCAACGCGCCGGTCCACCGCACCCTGTGTGACCTGCCCGGTCGGCGCCGGCTCGGTGATGAAATGCGCGCCCTTCGGAACTTCACCAGTCACCGGAGTCCACTGGCCATCGACGAAGGTTTCAATCCCGCGACGGTCACGACTGACGCGGACCACAGGCGTGGTCTGAGCCACCTGTGGCTGAAACATCTGATACGGCAGGTTCTCGTCACCCGCGACCGACCGCGCCTGCATGTACTGCTTCACCGCGTCGGGCGTGTTCGGGTCATCGAGCATCTGCTGCAACGCCTGCTGCTGTGGCGTGCCGCGGAACGTCTCGTTGACCCACGAACGCGGGTCATCGCTCGGTCCATTCGCCGTCTCACTCTGCCGATACGGACCAATCAGATGAGTCAAACCGTCACGGCGCATCCGAGTGCCCAACGCAGGGTCGATGCTCGCTCCCGGCGAGACAGTGTCCAAGACTCCGAGCGTGAGCCTCTGATTGTTGAGGGCCGTTCCTGCGTCACGCTGCGAGCGGAGAGACGTAGCCTCTTCCTGTTCACGAGCGATTGCCGCCTTGCTGGCCTCAATCTGCTGCTGTTGAACCAGACGGGTCTGTTCCGCGTTGGCGCGGTTCATTGCGTCAAGTTCGGCCTGCCGCTGCTGTGCCGCGCGCTCGGTGAGCATGGTGAGGATGCTCTGAGCCGCCGCGGCGCCGGGATTGATGTAGTCTCGGGCCATCGGGATTACCTTCGAGTCGGAAGCGTAGAGGCGTAAATGGCTGCGGCCGGCGCAGCATAGGTGCCGAACCGCTCCCAGAACGAGGGAGTGAGCCGATTCAGTAGTTCCTCTTCCAAGTCAGAGGCTCGTGTGCGAAGCCTTGACGATGCGGGGCTCGGTCCGCCGCCCGACGCGACGTACGAAGCGATTTGGGCGTCGCGCAACGAGCTTCGGTTCTTTCCAGCGGCCTGCGTCGCCGCGGCGATGGCGCTTGACGCGGTTTTCAGAACCTCTGGATTGCGCGCGATGCTGGAGAAGAACGAGGGCTGTGCAGTTGATGCCGCCATCGGGTTCGGCGTCAGCCCGTTAATGGCCGCGTTCACGTCGATGTTGCTCGGATTGGTCGGAATCAACCCGGCACCCGCGTTGGTGCCGGCCTGCACACCAATCTGCGCCGGCTTTGACAGCGCGGACGTGGCGCCGGGAATGGCTCCCATGCCCGCACCGAGCAGGGCCTCTTTCACCCCGCCACCGCCGACGAGCGCGCTCCCCGCGCCTGCACCGGCTCCGATGAGAGCCAGTGACGCCCCGCTTGTAAACGGAGCCGCCACGTACGGCGCGGCCATCAGGGCAATCCTTCCGAAGTTTGACCAGAATCCCAATGCGTTCTCCTATCTGCGGGCTTAGTCCTGCTGCTGGCCGGGGTAGAGGCCCCGGCGCATCAGGTCGTAGGTGCGGTCGGCCTGCTCGCGGTCGAAGCCGAGGCGGGCGCCGAACTGCGAATCCGAAATCTGCATCTGCTGCAACTGAATCGCGCGGTCCATCTCGGCGAGACGTTCCGTCAGTTCTCGCTGCTGTTCCGCGGTGAGGAACTGCGCCTGCATGGTGAGCGCGGAGGCAATTTCGTCACGGCGCCGTTGAAGCTCGGTCGCAACAAGGTTCGCCTCGAAGCTGCCGATGTTCTGACCGGCGCGTTCGAAGCTCAGTCGCTGTTCGCCTCGCAGGTTCGCGAGCGGCCCCGATGATTCCGCAATGTCGGCGAGGTAGTCCCGTCTGGCCCGCTCCTGTGCCACGGCGAACGCTTCGCGTTGTGGACGAAAGGCCGCATCATCGCGACTCACATCGAGACTCTGTGTCGCACGCTGATTCAGGATGTTGTACAGGTCGTCGGCGCGTTGCTGTGTCTGCGAAGGCGCAGCGGGCTGCGCACTGGCTGGAGCCGCGTTGGCTGCCGGCGCCTGATACGGCACGTAGCCTCCGTTCGGAGCCGGCGCTCCACCGATTCGGCCCTCTGCCTGCCCATGCTGGACATAGTGCCGACGCGCCCATTCGTCGGCGGTGCGCACCTGTGACTGAATCCCGTTGATGTTCTGGTCCCAATGGGCCTGAACGTCTGGGTTTGAACTGAGGTAGCCGCTGGCGTCCCATCCGGCAGGCAGCGTCACCGCAGTTGTCGTCGAATTGGCGACGCGTCCGTCTCTCATCAGCATCGGATACGCGACGCCACCGAGGCGCTTCACATCGGCCTCGTCGAGCAGTCGTCGTCCCTGCGCGTCGTAGCGGAGTTCGCCGGTCGGGTAGTTGGTTGCCATGCCTGTGCTCAATCCTTGTCTTACGGTTCGATTGCGATTTGCTGTGCCGCGCCAGATGCGAACTGCACCATGAGGCGGGACTTGCCGGACCCGTTGTCTTCGACAAAGAGGCGGGCCGTGTTCGACGCGCCTGCTGCCGGCGCGGTCATCTCGGTGAACTGGACGAACCCGCTCAGCGCCTGATTGCCGGCGATGTCGAGAGCTTCGGCCGGCACCGACTTGCCGCTGCCGATGCCGAGATTGCCGCGCAGGTAGTTCTGAGCCGTGCCGGACGCGAAGATGTTCCAGCGATTCGTGCCCGAACTCTGCTGGATAAAGATGCAGCGCACCACGCCAGACCCTTGTGTCTGGTCGGCCATTATGATGCCGTCGAAGTCTGTCGCTGTCGCTCGTCCGATGTTGGCGAACTCGATGACCTTGATGGCACCGGTGATATCACCCGTGCTGGTCTTGGTAGGCGCACCCAGAAAGAGATGCCGGAACACGCTGGTGATATTGCCGGTGCTGGTGAAGTCGAAGCCGAGTGCGACCGTCGAATGCGCGGTGATGGTGCCGCTGCTTCGGATGCGCGCCAGAATCGTCCCGGCCGCGCTGATGGCAACCGTGCCAGTCCCATCGTGGTTCATCACCGACGTGAACGCCTGACACTGCGCGAACCCGTTGCCGCCCGCCGTGGTCAGTTGCGAGTCCCACGCAATCGGGTTGCTCGTTCCACCCGCATCACCCGTGACCGTTCGCCGGTTGAAGTGGAACCCGCTGAATCCGGCCGGTGCCGTGTCGCTGCCGGTCGCCTCCAGCTTCGCGGCGCGGAACGTGGTCTGAGCCGAGTCATCCGCCAGCTTGGCTTCGAGCGCGGTGCCGTTGCGGGTCAACGCCGGGTACGAACTGCTGGTGCCGCCGAACATCAACCGGGTGAAGCCGGTTTCGGCCGCGTTCAGCAGCGTGATGCGCCCGTCCGCGTCGGAGTAGAGCCGTGACCGACTGGCCCACGACAGGGCACCCGTCGCCACAATCGTGAGGGCCGTGCCGGGGACCGACGTTTTGATTCCGACGTTGCCCTGAAGCGATGCACCGCTGCCAGCCGAGAAGCCGACGTTGAGCAGAATGTTGCCGCTGCTGTCGATGGTGACGTGCGATGTGGCTTCAGACTGGCTCGCGTTACGGCGCCGGATGCCGAATGAGCTTCCTCCATTCGCTGTGCCCGACGCCGACTTCTCTGCGTAGAAGTGCCATTCCTCGTGCCCGCTCCCTACCTCTTGGTTGCCGAGCACCAGACCTGTGGACGAAAACTGGACCGCCGATTGGTTGTAGACCTTCACCCGCGGCGAAGTCGTGCTTGCCGCGGCCTGAATGTTCACAAGGTCCGATGAGTTTCCGCTGGTGCCGACACCGAAGCTTGAGGCCCGAAACGACGTGTAGTCGCTGTCGTCACCGAGTCGAGCCTGAAGCTGTGTGCCGGAACGCTTCAAAGCCGGGAAGCTGGAGGTTGAGCCCCACTGAATCAGTTGGGTGCCGGCTTCGGCCTTCCAGTTGCCCGCGCTGGTGACTCGCCAATGGACCGCGCCGTTGGTTTGCAGCGCGATATCGCTGGCACCCGACGAAGGACCGATGACGAGGTTATCGCTGGCGGACACCACCATCATGGCGATGTCCCCGGTGTTGCCGGCGTTGCGGCTGAAGATGCCGCCAGCGTTGTTCAACCGAATCACACCGAGCGTTGCCGGCGTGCCCTGACCGCTGGCGAAGCTGTTCGCCTGTACGGTCTGTCCGGCCACGATTCCGCCGTTGATGCTGATGCTGGTGATGCCAGCCGCGGCTGTTGCGGTCGAATAGGACTGCCACGTAGTGCCGTTGCTGCGCTCAGTCACCTTCTCATCGGTGACGAAATACTGTGTGCCGGATAGGACCGCACTGGCTACCGGCTGGTCCGCTCGGGTTCCACGCTGAAGCAGCGACTGGTTCTTCCACGTCCCGGCGCTGCCGTCATACAGCAATGACTCCCCGTTGGCGGGCAGCGTCGTCTCAACATCCGACAGGTCGGCGACATTCAGCATCCCGGCCGGTCCCTCGTCACCTTCCTCGGTGTGCTCGATGACCCAAAAGTTGACCGTCATGGTCACCGGGGCCGAGCCGGACATGAGCGTGTACCGGACCTTCGAACCACCATCGACGATGCCGACGACGCCGAGCACGTTGTCACCACCCAACGGGGCGGTGTGAATCACCGCGGACCGGGCCGGGTTGACGGTGACAATCGGAATGTCCACGTTGCCGGCTACCGCGGTGAAGGTCTGCGACGTGTTGTAGTGCCGGAGACTCTTCAGCGCACCGCCGACGCGCGAAATCGCCGTGACAATGCTCTGATTGACCGTGTTCTGAATCGTGGTGGAGAGCGGCTGTCGGGAGTCGAGGCCGAGAAACTGTCCCTTCAGCCATGCGCTGAGAGAATCGAACTCGTCGGCCGTCACAGCGGGAAGCTGCTCACGATGCTTGACCGCGTACGACATTAGCTGCGCGCCTCGGTTCGCTGCTTCAGCGCAATCTCATCGACTTCCCACCGGCCGGCCGGTGTGTCGGGGTCAGAAATCTCAATCTGCACGGTGGTCAACTCGCTGAAGCTCAGGTCGTCGAGCCGTTTCACAACGCGCGTCTCCGAGGCTTGCGGAGACAGATTCGCGGCGACCGTCTTGGCTTCGAGCCCGTAGTCCCGAACCGCCTTGATGACGAGTGACACGGCGTTTGCGGCCTTGGCCATCACACTGCCCGCAGCGATGCCGAACCAGTGAAGAATCGACGTGGGTGTGAACGGCTTCGTTTTCAGCACGGCGTGATACGCCTCACCGTTGTCGTCGTCGCCTGTGTCGGTGCGCCACACCACGTCGCGTCCATCAACGTCGGTGTCGTGGTCGTCGTGTACCTCCAGATTCGTGGTCGGCCACATGCCGTAGAAGCCGAGCCAAATCGCTCGCGCCCAATTCACGATGCCGATGGTGTTGGCGGTCAGTCCCTGTTGGCTGCCTGACGCTTTCTGGTCCGTGCCCTCGTTGAAGAACAGGTCGATGCCGCTGATGTCGAAAATCAGCACGGGTCCGACCGCTCCGTTGGTCCACCACACTTTGACCCACCCGTCCGAAGCGACACTCGTAACCGGGTCACCCGTGACGGTTCCGCACTTCCACTGAATCTCGAACCGCTGGAACTTGCCCTCGGTGGCGGCACGCGACGATTCGATGTTCGAGTAGTAGCTGGTGCCGTCTATGGACCCGTTGGCCCAATTGGTGACGGTGAGGTTGAATTGCAGGTCAGCCGCGGCGCTGTTCGCCGTATTCGTGGCCAGCAGCAACGTCTCGTCGTAGAGCCCCGAACCGTTGATGACCACGACCGGGAAGTAACTGTGCACGTCCCACGAGTCGGCGTCGAACAGGCAGTCCACCGTCACCTTGCCTCGATGCGCGTTCCACCAGCCATGCGACGGATACGGGCTGGTCAGGGGACCAAAGCCGGCGAGCACCAGCGCACTGATTTGGGCATCGGCGTTGGCGGTGTTCTCGTTCGCGTGCACCATCGCCTCACCGCTCGGGCCGGTGTTGGCGACGATATCGATGTTCTCGGACCGCACCGCCTCGGGGTAGACCGTATCTGCGTTGTTCGAGCCGAGCGTGTCGCCGCCGGTACGGCTCCATGTATTGGCCGACCAGTCGTCCGAGTTCGGCGTCATGATGGAGCCGTCGCCGCGTGAGAAGTTCTGGCGGTAGATGAACGACCGCTCGGTCAGGCCCGAGTAGTTCGGGGCGCCGAGCAGACCTGATGGGTTGTAGTTGGTGCTGAACCCGTGTCCGTTCCCCGACCAATCCTCGGTGTCGAACCGATTGAGCATCGGCCAGTACCCGTACACGTTCGCCGTGGCGCGTGGATAAATCGAGGCGCGCTCCAGCGCAAGCTGTGCGGGCGTCAACGCGGCGAGCCACATCTTGTTCGCGTTGATGATGTGACCGGGGTAAATGCCAATCCACGGCGTCCGAATCGGCGACGGTGGTGGGGTGTTCGCGGTGATGACCGGAGTCCAGTCGTACGCGCCGTCACTCGACCACAGGTAGACCACGTGATTGTTGCCGCTGAGCACGTACGCGGTGGCGTACGTCACTCCGGTGACGAGTGCCGGGCCGAGCGTGTACGTGTCGCCGACGCCATCGATGTACACGTCGAGCGCCAGCGTCACTCCGTCGTCGTCGATGCCGAGCCAGATATTGCTGCCGTCGTACGGCTGCGACAGGTCCTTGCCGAGCACGAAGATGTCCTGATACCCGCTGCCGTGTGCCGGCGTGAACGTGAACACCCTGAACATCGTGACGTTCGCGAAGCTCGGTGGCGACGGCTCGGTCAGCTTGATGGTCTGCTGACCGTTACTGGTTGCGGTGACGGCCATTGCTTTACGGCGCCTCCATGTAGAGGCGCGACACGTCCACGCTGATGGGGCTCGATTCGAGCGTCGGGATGCTGGTGTAGAACAGGAACATCATGACTTGCAGGGACGAGTACCCGTTGGCGGCGCGAATCGCCTGCACTGCCGTCGCGTTCAGCGTCATCTGGTAGTCGGCGAAGGTGTTGCTCAGCGGAAGCGTGATGGCGCCTGAGTTCGCGAAGACGTTGGCGAACTGGTTGTTCACCGGGTCCCATCCCGTCCCGAGTTGGAGAAACGCTGAAGCGGAGCCGAGGTTGGGCGTGCGCTGGCGCCAGCGAACGTGCAAGGCGTGACCGGTGTCCACACCGGGGTCCGTGTGTGGTGCAAGCCCGACGACGGTGTAGAGGATGTCCGACGCGTTCAGGCGGTTGAACCGCATCTGGACGAAGCTCTCATCGCTTTCGTCTGCCAGTGCGGCAGCCATCGGCGAATCACCGGCCGGCGCGTTGATGGCGGTGATGCTCGACTGATTGTTGGCGTGCGCGAGCGAGAACGCCGTATAGATGTCTGCGTCAGGCACCCATCCTGTGGGTTCCGGCTCTTCCTCGACCGGCACCGGTTCCAACGCGATGAGTGGGACCAGTCGCAGCGACCGGGGCTCGTTGTCATCCACGTTCTCAGCGAACAGGCATGCCGCCAACGCATTCGCCGATGCACCGTTCCAGACCGCCCACCCGCGCCGATACCCGGCCGGAGTGAGACGCATCTCGTTGATGTGCAGCACCACGCGCAAATTCGGCGTGTCCGCTCCGTCCACGGCAATCCACCAATGGATTTGCTGTGCCTCCGGGTAGTACACGCCGCGGGAAACCGCCGTGGCGTCCAGATTGAGCCGGCGCCACGTCGCGCGGATGTCGAGCCCACAGGTCTGAAGTCCGTTGGAGCCGAGCAGGCACGCTCCGATGGTCGGGTCGATGAAGAACACCGCGGGTCGGCCCGCTTCGTCCACGGCGTCAACGATGCTGCCTTCAACCGCGCCGCGACTCTTCGTAATGGCCATCGCCTCGTAGGCGTGCTGGCGCACATCGGTGCGCACCAGCTTGTAAATGGCCCCGAGCTTGAACGCGTACACGTAGCCGTGAATGCTCTGACTGGCACCGGTTAGACCGCCGCCTTCGAGGCCATCAAGGTCAAGCTCGTTCGCGGTCGCAATGGGAATGCGTTCGTCATTGCCATCGCCGGGGTCGTTGCCGACCGTGGTCCACCGGACTCGGCTTGCGGCGTTCGCGTCCTCGAAGCTGCTCAGGATGAGCAGTCGGTCCTCATCGACGACGAGAAAGCGACCACTCCCGATGAGCGAGTAATCGCCAATCGTTTCGGACACGGTTCCAATGTCGGAGTACCCGTTGTCGTACGGCTGCGAATCCGTGACCGTGCTGGTGCCCACGGCGGTCGTGGCGATGCGGAACCAGTTCTCCGAATCGAGACTGGCCTCCAACTCCCAATGCGTCTCGCCCTCGCCGACGAGTGCCGGCCGAGTCACCACCGCACCGGACCCGGAACCAGACGGAGTGAAACTCAGCATCTCTGACGGCTCGCTGCGGCGAAGCGTCGCGCCGTTGCCGTCCTGCTCGGTGAGTCGAACCCGGTAGTACCGGGTGTTGGCGAAACTGCCGCTGCCGGTGTCGTTCGCGGTCGGAGCATCGGGCTCGGCCAACCCGGTGCGACGCAGCGTGGTGCCGTCGAAGACGTGCAACCGGTCCACGTCGGATTTGAACGCGATGAACAGCTTGCCGTGCAGCGCCTGCGCCTGAAGCTGGTACTGCGCCGGGGTGGTGACGACAATGTCATCGACGGGAGTGACGATGTTCCACGTGTTTGACTTGTACGCCAGCGTATAGCTGCTCGTGCCGGTGACGCCGAGTCCCCACAGTTGTGCATCCGCGCCTTCGGTGGTGGGCACGTGCCGGTACAAGAAGGTGACCCGGTCATGAGTGCCGAGCGGCCCGCCATCAATCGCGAGAGAGCCCCGGCGCCTTTCGGCGACAGTCGTTTCACGCCATTCGACGTTGTTGGCGACAACCACCATGTCGTCGGGCAGTGATGCCGGAGAATCGCTGTCGTTGAGTCCGCCTCGCAGGGTTCTGATGAGCAGGTCAGCCATTACTGACCCTCGTCGAGAACTCGCCGTGCACCGGTCGCGGCCTCACCCTGTCGAACCACGAGCATCGCGGACGAGTCGAGGTAAAGCGCAAGACGATTGACGCCGTCCTCGTATTCGGCCTTGGCCATCTGCGCCAACACGATGTGGTCCTTGCCCTTCTTTCGAAACTCCTGTTCCAGCACTCCTTCCGCGATGATGTAGTGGAAGCTTCGTGGAAAGGCCGGTTCGAGGCTGCCGCTGAGCGTGTCGGAGACCTCAAGCCCCGAGCAGGTTAGGACCTGCACGGATTGCGCGTTGCAATCCAACTGAATCGTCACGGTGTTCGAGCCGACGCGATACACCGCGTATGCGGCCGGAGCCGACGTGGTCGGAATCTGCTGGTCTAGTTGGTGGACCGTCTTCTCATCAAGCGGTCGTCCTTCCGAGTTCCGGACCAGCAGGAGCTTTTCAATCCCGTTGATGGTCACGAACTTCGACCCAATCACGGTGTTCGCCGTCACCGTTTCACGACGCGAGCTATGGTCGATGCCACATCGGGACGTGACGCGGCCGTACATCGAGTTGATGGCCGCTTCGACACGGGCCTGTGCCGCGTTGGATGTCAACTCGGCACGTGCCAGCACGTTCTGGACAAGCTCATTGAACGTCACTACCGTGCACCCGCCTCGGTCAGGATTTCGCCAACCAGCGCGTCATCAGCCGAGCCAATGACGGTGATACCCCGGTGGACGGGCGCCGCGCGCAGCGCCATGAAGTGGTCGAGCGACATCCCACAGTGCCGGGCCATGTCTTCCTGCCGCTGGCGACGAACCGCGGGGTCGTCGTAGTCGGTGATGTCGGCGCTGGCCCACCGCGATACCCTCGACGACGAATCACCGCCGCTCTTTGGGTCCGGGCTGTGGCGGACAAACGGTTCAAGTCCACGCTCTCTCGCCGCGCGAAGAATCTCGGCTTTGGAATAGAACGTCCTCGGCGCTCCGTTGCTGTGGCAGACTCCGTGCTCGATGGTGAGCCCACCGGGGATGTCGTCGCCGATGACGCTCGATGCCTTGGTTTGCCACAACGTTTCGGTCGGCTCGGCGCAGGTCGGACACGGCGGGCGTTCGCCAATCTTGAGCATCACGTCGAACCGCTCGTGCTGGTTCGGACAAGTCAGGTCAAACAGCGGCACGTCTAGCCCTCACTCCCTGAATTGCGCCGGTCAATGCGCGCCGCTGTGTTCCAGTCCGGAAACTGCTCGTCCACAGCGCCCGGCGCCGGTCCCGGCTGTGGCTGCTGCTGAAGCTGGTCAATCGGCGTGCGCGAAGGCGTCTTCGCATCAGCAATGGCGAGCTTCGCGTCTTCCATCTCCTGACCGGTCGGGAGCAGACCGCGCTTGGCCATTGCGCCAACCACCATCGGGTTGGTCAGGTCCTCACCGGAGATGCGCAGCGAGAAGTTGACGGGTTCAGGGGCTGCCTGCGGCGGCTCCTGCATCAGGTCTTCCGGGTCGAACCCGGCGAGACTGACGATTTCGCGAACAATCGGCGCGGAGTTGACGTACGGGGCCTTCGCGGTGATGTTCAGGATGGACATCAACTGTTGAATCCGCGACTGCGCTTCCACGGCAACGGTGCTGTCGGCGCGCACCGTGAACACCACGTGCTGTGAAATCGTCGCGCGGTCCCACGTGCCGAGTCGCTTCTGGTCCTCTGGGCTGAGTTCCGGAATCTCGAAGTCACCGAACAGCGCGAGCAGCCCGGCCATCACTTCCGCGATGCCGACGAACCAATCCGCGACACGGCCGCGCTCCTGTCCAATCAGCGACTGGAAGTTGGCCTGTACGATGGTGGCTTCGCTGGCGCTGCGACCGGTGGGTGCGAAGCTGCCGCCTTGGTTCTCGCCCAACGACCAGTACTCGGCGAGTTCGCGCCGATAGATTTCGTCGAACTCGTGGTCGTCACGCGGATAGTTGACCTGTGGGACGGCGCCAAAGGCGCGGTCCACGTTGAGCACGGGCAGCAGCCCTTGCCAGTCGCCCCGCATCAACGCGTCTTTGACGGATTTGTCCACCATCGACGGGTTGAAGGTCCGAATCGGGCGGTTGTGTTCCTTGTGCTCCATCATGTTGGAGCGTGACCGCGCCAGCGAATCGACCTGACCGCGGGTCATCGACACTTCTGCGGCCGGATACGCCGAGTCGGACTGATAATCGGTCGTGAGCACCCGAATGGGATAACGGCAGGCCCCGACGTAACGGCGGCTCTTCTCGTCGAACCGCTGGCCCTTCCACGGCTCGTCAACGACAGGCTGGTCGAGGCCCTTCACGAACACGAGATGGTGAATCGCGTCGAATCGGACCTGACCCGCGTCGAACAGATAGCTTTTGACGAAAATCTCGTCGAACTCGACCATCGCCGCGTCTTCGTCGAAACGATTCGCGACATCGTCCGGATTCAACCGGTCGAGACTGTCTGAGTCGGTGGTGCCGCACACCTTGGTGCGGTCCGCATCCTTGAGCCCGAACGTTCGCTTCGCCTCAGCCCATGTCAGCTTGCCGGTGTGACCGAGCAGCGGACACGAATCGAAATCGCTCCCGCGGAACGACACGTCCACAATCAGGTCAGCAGGCGAGATGCGCTTGGTGGTGAACTTTTTGTCCGCGACGCGTTCGACCGGTACCATCGGGACCGGCTCGCCGGGGCGAGTCATCGCCCACATGAGCGGGTCCTGCGCCGGAACCTGAACCGTCTCGGCGGTTGCTGTGTACGTGACAATCGCAGCGGCGATGCCGGCGACGCGGCCGTCACGAACGCCCTCGTACATCGCGGCGCCCACACCCGATTCCTTGAGGGTGTCGTTGAGTGACTTCGCGAAGACTGGAACCGCAGGCTCGTACTGCTTTTGCTTCGCAGTGAGTCGAACCTCAGGGACCTGCGAGTAGAGGAAGCTGGCCTTCTTCTTCACCAGCGTCGCATCGGTGGTCATCGCGCGACGCTTCTGCGGCTCCGCGACGACCCGCCCGGCCGGCGCGGTGAGCCGTTCCCGGTTCTCTTGCCACTCCGCGACGAGTTCGCGACGGCGAGCCTTGGCGGACTCGATTTTGGACTTGAACGTTTTGAGCCGGTCCGACATGCCGCGGGTGGGTCCTTGAAGAAAAAGGGCACGAGCCGCTTGGCTGTGCCCTGTGACGCGTGGGACGCGTATGGATGCTGGTGAGAGGCGGGTGGAACTACGCGCGCGGTGCCGACGCGGTGGCGTTCTGTTCAATCCAGAGCTTGCGAATCAGGTCACTGTCACTGGTGAAGTAGCTCATGTTCGCAATCTGGTTGTCGGCGCCCTGCCACGGATAGTCGATGCAGAGGATTTCCCCTTCGCGGCGAACCGTGACGCGGCCGTTGAGGAAATGCCCGGACCGAAGCTGGCCTAGCTTTTCCTTCGTCGCATCGTCCATGCCGCGTGCGGACCGGTCCGGCCACGCGAATCCGTTCTGATACACCTTGCACGGATATGGGGTGAAACGGGTCTTGCGCGCGTGCTCGGCGAAGCTCACCTTGTGAGGGTTCGCCGCGCGTCGTTCCTGTTCGAGCTTGGCCTGCAACAGATTCGCTTCCGCCTGCTTGCGCAGCGCATCGGCGAGAAGCGCGGTTTCGGACGGAACGTAGGTCTGTGCCGATGCTGGCTCGGCATCGACAATGGTTGTGGCTGGAACGGAGTTCTTGGGCATTACGCAGAACCTCTCTGGAGTCGGTTGCTGGTTGAAGGTGAACCGCCGACATACGCGGCGGGCTTTGGATTGGTTACGAACTAGACGATGGCGTCAGCGACACCGACGAACGCGTTCTGGACCTGTACCGTCGCAACGTTGGCTGTGGCGGTGCTGCGAGCCACGGCGCCGATGACCTGTGCGCCGGTCGTTGCGGTCGCATTGACCTGTCCACCGCCAGCGTTCTGGGCGATGTACAGCTTGCCGTTGTCGGTCACTGCCGTGTCCACTGCGGCCGGGAACTGGCCGTTACGACCAAACCACGCGAAGCTGGTCGCGTTGGCGGCTGCCGTGGCGACGGCGATGGGACCGACGCTCGTGTTGGCGAGTCGCGCGGTCTGACCGGCCTCGTCGAATACGACCACATCGGTATTGGCCAGCGAGGCCACGCCGCGCAGGTAGATGTACTCGTTGCCGTCGTTGGCGCGAGCCACCAGACCAAGCTGATTCTTCTGCTCGGTGTGAATTTCGGCAGGTGCACCAACCGTGGGCACCGTGTCTACGAAGTAGGGCATCGGGAGATTTCCTGTCAGGAAGTGAAGGGGTTTGGGAAGCACCGTGAGATGCTTCCCGACTCACCGAACGGGGTTTAGGTGAAGCTGACGCCCGTCGTCGAACGGTTGCCGGTCAGGAACTGCACCGAGGAGAGGATGCGAACCGTGACCTTGCCTGAGTTCACGTGCTCGATACCGGGGCGCAGCTTGCGGTAGCCGCTGCGAAGTCCGTAGAGCTTCGTCTGCTGCGAATTCCACATGAAGATGGAATCGGTGCCGAATTCGCTGTAGACGTAGCGGCCGTTGTAGACCGCGATGACGTTGAAGCCGGACACGGCCTTGTCTCCGTCCACGAATCGCTTGCGCTCTTCAAGCGCGGCCTCGTACGTGCTGTGCGTGTCGCTGCCCGAGACGAGAATCGAGGGCTCGAAATCCGGGTTGCCACGCGCGCACGCCTTGTAGACGGTATGAACGCTGGCCTCGATGTCGTTGCCGTCCGTGTACTCGTCGAACTGGTTCTTCCACCACGTCTCTACGCCTGCGTTCACCTGACCGAAGGTGCCGGTGCCGTCTTCGGCGATGAGCGAACGGATGCCAATCATGTTGTTGGCGGTCGTGCCGAGCATGTACCGCTCAATCTTGCGGTCGAAGCTCTTGAGCGCGTTGCGAGATAGCGCCAGCGCCATCTTCACAATCTGGGTATCGTCCTTGCCGGCGTTGTCCTGCTCGTCGAACAGGTTGTACGTGTACGGCACAACCAGACGCGCCCACTCGTACTGCGCCTTGGTGACCACTTCGGTCTGCGCCGTGGATGTGGAATCGCCCTTGGCGTCGAGGAAGGCCGCGGCCGGATTCTCCTGAAAATCGAGGATGGGCTGTAGCGCATGACCACCGTCCACCATCTCGATGCCGCCCTGCGCCTTCATCAGCCGCATCACGGGCGTCGCGCCGTACTGGGTGTACGCGCCGTCGCGCTCTTTCAGAACCTTGGGAAATGACAGGGCCAGTGCCTGTTCAAACGGAAGTGCCATGAGGGTCGTTGCTCCTATCGGGGCTCACCGGGGAGGGTGAGCGGAGTGCTGTTTGTCCTGTGTCGATGACCCGACCCGCAGACGAACATCAGCCCGATAACGGAGGGACCAGCCGGTGGAGCAAAGATGTCGGTGGGCTCGCTGCTTGCGATGCGTACCAGCCTTGTGACGGTGGCCGACCGAGTTGCGGTACGACTCGCCTCAGCGAGAGGTTGCGAGATGTGTATCTCTTACAGATGTAACTTAGTCGCCATGCGCGGAAACCGTGACACTAGGTGCAGCGTTTCTCGAGGATGGACCTGAGTTTTGCGGCACCGGCTTCGGCGTCGTCCTGTACGCGGCTCTGAGTCAGCAGCGTCTTGTCGAGCAGCTTGGTGATAAGCGCGGCGACCGACGTGTTGTAGTCGGGGTTGGCCGCGATATCTTTCAATCGTTGTAGCTCGCCGGTTGTGAGACGAATCACGACCCTCGCGGACCGCTTCTGATGCGCCGGCAACGAGGGACGGCCCGGAGGCCGACCGGTGCGGCGGTCGATGCGGCGCAAGTAGCAGGTGTGCGTGTACTTCGTCTCTTTGATGGAGCCGCGGAAGTCGCGATAGGTGTGCGTGAATCGACCACACCCGCATCGGCACTTGGTGGTTGATGCCGGCAGCGTGGGGTCTGGTGGAGGCGGGATGCGAGCCATGATTATCGGCCCGCTCCGGCTTCCCGAAGAATTTCCGCCGCAAGGTCGTCGTCGGTGCGCGGCCGATTCTCATCTCGGACCTGCCCTGCGGTCTGAACCGGTGCACTGGTGCTCCGGGGCTGTCCCTGAATCTCCTTGAGGATTTCCGCGCGCAGCGTGTCACGACCCTGTGCGAGCTTGCCGAACACCACTTTTCGGTACACAGTCGGCAGGTCTTTGTGGGTTAACCGGGGATTGGCCGCGAATGCGGCGGAAATCTCCGTCTCGTGCTCTTTGAAGCCCGGCCAGTTCTGCTGTGCATCGGCGTACGTGCTGTGCACTTCCCGCTGTGACTGCTGAATCGCCTGCATGGCCCGCTCACGCTGCTCGATAGGAGCGAACCGAGCCGAGAATCGCGCCTCGGCCTGTCTCATCAGCCACTCGTCACGCTTCTGGAGCCCTTCGAGCGAGTAGGTGCGCGCGCCGTTGCCAAGCTCGATGTCCGGACCGGGCATTGGGTCGTTGTTCGCCGAGGCGGTGTTGGCGCTGCTCTGACCCGGCTGGACCAGATACTGCGCAATCGCCGGATTCGTCTGGACCAGCAGCCTCAGCACACCTTCCGGATTTGCCGTGATGGCCTGCTCGAACTGCGCGAAGCCTTGTCGCTCCGTCTCGTACTCGTCGAGGCGGGGCTGAAGCTCGGCGAGCGCCGCGGTGCGGGCATTGGTGCGCTCACGTTCGACGATGCGCTGCACCTGACTGTGAGGCAGCCGGTTTTCGCCGCCGCGGTTGTTCTTCGCCGGAACCTTGGCGAAATCGTCATCACTGCCGGCCGTGTTCGCGGTCGTGTTCGCCGTCGCGGTGTTGGCAACAGCCGTATTCGCGTTCGTGTCGGCTGTGGCGACCGTGGTGTTGGCAATCGGTGCGGTGTTGGCACCGGCCGACGACGTGTTGGCTGATGCAGCAGGGGTGCTGTCGGTGTCGCCGGCAGCCTCGCTCAGGATTTCCGCGGCAAGAGAGTCATCGCTGACCGGTGAGGCGTCGAACTCAGAGGTATCGGCGGTGGATTCGGCGGGGGCGGGAGCGGTGTCGATGTTCATGAAGGTCCTTCTGAGGCGGGGTTAGTGCGGGCGGTACGGCCTGAACTGTGACAGGTCGTTGTAGTCGGTTTCTTTCTGGCGGGGCTGTTCCGTGGTGGTCAGGCCGAGTCCCATGAGCAGGTACCCGAGCGAAATCGTCCAGTGGTCGGTTTTGCTGTCCGCCAGCTTGCGCGGATTGTTCGGATTACCGCGCTGCTTCGGCAAGGTGCGCATCAACTCGGGACAGCACTGACGCACGATTTGCACCCGCGGCATACCGGGTGAAACCTCGGTGTTGAGGGCTTCCTGCACGATGGTGACGAACAGTTCGCGGTCGTTCCGGGCCGGTTCCAGCATCACCTGATGCACCGCGAAGTGGTCGATGAGCGTGAATCCGGTGCCTTGGTCGATGTTCAGGGACGGGTCACAGTAGGTGATGACCTGTCTGTCACCCCGGAACTCGACGATGTCTTTGCAGATGTCCTTGATGACGGTCTTTCGCCACGTCTGCTCGTGAAAGATGATGACGCGCGGGCCGACCAAGGCGCCCCAGAGCATCACCGCGGGGTCGGAATCGGAGAACCCGTGGTCGTAGCCGCACGCGATGCGCACGAAGTCCAAGCGGTCAACCGGCGTGCCCTGAAAGGTCGGGATTTTGTCGAGGACGTGATACGGCTGCCGCGTCTCCACCATCGTGCCGGTGCCCACATCGGGGAGCGGCACGGTCACGACATGGACCAGTTCAAACAGCGCCCCGGCATCGACGCGCTTGCCGTGCTTCCACGCCTGAAGCTTCTGGTCGGAGAGGCCGACGAACTGTTTCCAGTACTCAACCGCGTCCACGCTGAGATTGGCTTCAATCGGCAAGAACACCGAGCCGTGGTCGGCCTCGTCGTAGTCCGGGTACTTGTCCCGGTCCACGGTTTTGTCCACGCACCAGTCGTACAGTTCCTCACACGACGGGCCGAACGGGTTGCCGAGCAGCCGGGTGATGGGTCGGAACGGATAGTCCTCGGGACAGCGCACCGAGCCTCGAAGCATCACCAGCAGTTCAAAGTCGATTTCCGGCGCCTCATCGACAATCAGCAGGTGGTACTCGCTGCCGACCACTTTCTTGACATCGTCTTCGCTGTCGGCGCCTCCGAAGACGCCAAGACTGCCGTTCGGGTACACACAGGTGTGCGTGGTCTTGTTGTAGTTGCTGGCATCGCCGGTGAGCCGCTTCATCTGCTCCGGCATCTTGTTCAGGACCTGTTTCTCAAGCTCGGTCAGCGAGCGGCGAACCACGAGGTACCGGAACTCGGGGAATCTCAGGGCCAGAAAATGGGCGATGGCGAGCCAAATCGCGGTCTTGCCGGAATTTCTTGGTCCGCGCACGAACAGCGTCTTGGTGCTCAGGTCCATTGCCGGCACCTGCTCCGGCCACGGGCGCAGCAACACGATGCGTTCGCCGTTCCGTTCAATCGCGAGTTCGTACCCGTCGATGGTGGGGTCAGCAAGGGCACGACGCTGAAGCTCGTGCCGAGCCTCGGTGCGGGCCTGTTTGTCGGGATGAACAAGTAGGGCCTTGAGTTCGGAGTCAGTCACGCGTGGAGAGAGCTTTCAGGTCGGTGATGACGCGGTCGAGCGTCGCGATGGTCCGGTCGAGGCGGGCGTTCAGATGGTGGAGCAGGTCGAGGAGGGTCAAGGTATGGATTGGTGAAAGGCTGTGGCATTCGGGTTCGTTTCGGGTAGCATCTCGGAACGCTTGCCAAGGAGAAGAGATGACACGGACCGTGGTGGTAGCGGTCGCCGTAACACTGCTCGTCGGGTGCGCGGTTGCCGCTCAGGGAGCAAAGCCAAGATTTGACGTGGCGTCTGTGAAGCGCCAGCGAGCACCGGTGCCGTCAGAGTACCTCGCAACAACTGACCCGACGATTCGTCCGGGCGGAGTGTTGAGTGCTACACATGCCACGGTCGAGTCGCTGGCAATGCTCGCTTACGGTCTAAAGTCATTTCAAATCATTGACGGGCCTGACTGGATACGTCGCGACTACTTCCAAATCGAAGCGCGGTCGGGAGGCGAATCGGCTCCAGAGCGGGTAAGAGAGATGGCTCAGTCGCTACTAGAGGACCGCTTTAAGCTCGTGAGCCGCCGCGTTCAACGCGACATGCGCATCTACGAGCTAGTTCGGGCCGGCCGGACTTCTCCAAAACTTGCACGCTGCGTAGACGGCAATGCCCCGCCTCCGGAAATGCCGATACGAATGCCGGCCGGGGCCTACCCGTTTCCGATTATGGGGTCTTGTGAATCGTTTCAGCCAATTTTGACCACGGCATCTGAGGTTCTTGGAGCGATAGTCACCGACAAGACCGAGCTGGAGGGACGCTGGAGTTATACGGTTATCTTCGCCAGTCCGGTCGTGCTGTCCGCAGGACCCGTGCAGGCATTCGTTGACCGCCAAAACCTGCCGTCCTTGCATACAGCCCTTGAAGAAGAACTCGGGCTCACTTTGAAACGGACGACAGGACCCGTCGAGGTGCTGATTATCGACTCGGTGCAACAGCCTGTTGAGAACTGACCGCAGATTGCGCCCTTCCTGCCACTGTCGTGATGAGGCCCCCGCCTCGGCGCGCGGACCCGGTTCGGAAAGGTCGTTGCCAGCTTCTGTCCGCCGCAGAACCGGGCCTCATCGCCCCTGATTGCGTGGCGTGCGCAGTCGCCTCGGTGGGCTCGGTGATGCATCACCGTTTCGATGCATCACATAACCGTAATCGTTCGAAGTGGTTGAAGAACGCGTCAAAACACTGAGTAAAACAGGGCCGAATTACAGCTTGGTTGGTTAACAGAAGCTGTCTTATGCGACATTGGCTGATTCGCTAACGATTCAGCGACGTTTCGCTTCTCGCTCTGAATCGCACAGGCGAAACTGTGCGGTGTGCGCGGGCAGGAAGGTCACTGGTTGATGTTACGACGGGCATGGACATCGTGCTTCATCGGGCGCAATGCGCGTGGTGCTCGCTGTGGGTGTTGTCGCCACTGCGTGGCCTCGAAAGACCACGACATCGCTCTGGGTTCAGCATCGTCACGCACGTGTGGCCACGCCGAGACAGAACGGATAAAATAGCTGCACGGAGGCGCTGATGGAGCCTGACACGTATCGGTGGATTGGTGGCGCAGTCGCGCTGCTCGGTGTGGTCAGCGCGGTGGCGTGGTACTTCCCTGACGTGCCGGGACTCCGCGCCGTACGCAACATGCTCGAACGACTTCCCAAGAGGTAGCGACATGCGCAGCACCTACACGGTCACGGACTGGATGCTCGGGCTCGGCGCGTTCATGGCCGTGGGCGTCGTCTGCGTCATGCTCGTGGCGCTGGTGCTGCCCAAACTGCTGCCTGACGGATTCCCAACGGGTCCGGTTGCCGCCGCGATGAGCCCGCTCACTGTGGCATTCATCGTCTGGACCCGCATGCGCGGCGGAAAGCGGTAGACGGCACGAGGACCGAGGACGCATCACGCGCGGTGACCGACCAACACCTTAGCGTGAAATCGCTTCGACCACGTCCTCGCATACGGACCGGCGCCAAGTGGGGTCGGGTCCACACCAATGGGTGGGTCGTATTGGTCATGTACGAGGGCGGTGGCTACTACGGCTATACCGTTATCGCACCCGGCAAGCTTGTCGCCGCCGCCACGGAATCACACCTCACCACTTCGCTCCGTGAGGTGAAGCTGCGCGCCGAACGCATCGTGCCGAGCCACGACTGTGCATGCGCGGACTGGAAGCGTCTCAGGTCGCGGTGAGTAGAATCAGGGCTGCCCACTCATCGCACCGGAAATTCTGTTCCGTCGCGTAAATTTGACGACGCTTGCGTACTGATGATGCGCAGACCACATATACGCTTATTGCTCGCGCTGTTGGCCCTCGCCACATCGTGCGCGGCTGGATGCACGACCGGCTCCCTCGTCTCCAAGCAGTCAGTCCCCGGCAAGTACGCCATCACCTATCCCTTTGGGTTTGAAACCTTGGTCCTGAACCAAGACGGCACGTTTGTGCAGCACGTCGAAGTAAAAGGTGAACCCCACGCGACGGTGAAGGGGACGTGGAGCTTTGACGCCGCCGAAGCAAGCGTCAACCTACGAGGCTGGATTCCGGTCGTAGATGGGCACGGCAAAATCGAACCGCGGTTCAGGCCGGTGCGCGATGTTACCAGCCTTGGTGTGGAACGATTGTGGTTGCAGGTGGTGCTTCAATCCGGCGCCACCTACCCGTACTACAAGCAATAGCTCAGGCGCCACGGCGCCGTTCACGCCTCACCGTCGCCGTTCTCATCTGGCACCGGTTCGTTGGTGACGACCGTCGCGTCGATGTGGGCCTCCGGCTTGTTCTGGCGCAACAGTTCGGCGACACCGATGGCGACGTTCACCACAACCTGATTGCCCGGCGCCTGCTTTGTCTCCTGTCCCATCACCCGGTCGATGACCAGCTTGTTGGCAGCCAGTGCGGTCGGCAAAAACTCACGTTGCCGCGCCAAGTCTTCGACGTGCCCAATCGCTTCGTCGAGAAATCGGTCCAACCGTTCCTGACCCGCCTTGCGCGCCAGCGTGGTGCTACCACTGTGGGTGCGGCACACCCGCATGCCGTCGAGAGCTTCGTTCTGGCACGGCAGACCCGTTTGTGAACTGTGGGCGTGGCATTTCAGGCTCTGGCCCGGCACTTTCACTGGAAGCTGTTCGTTGCTCATACGAGCGCGTCCGAATCTTCGGGATGGGAAGGGACCACCGGGTCGGCTTCGACGGTGCGGGTGCGAATCGCGAGCATGGCGATACTGGATTGCTGAATCCTCACCTGTTCGACCACCTGACCGGCCTCGTCTCGGAACAGCACTTTCAACGCGTGCTCGGTTTCCTCGTAGCTGTCTCGACCCTCCAACAGCGTTGGGGTGAAGGTGCGGCCACACGTGAGCGTCAC